ATACAGGCGGGGCTACATCTAAAGGTAGCTCTGGTTGTTCTATAGGTTCTACTGTAGTGTCTACTGCTATGTCATCAAACTCAGGCTGTGTAACAGGAGTAACTGGAGCTTCTTCCTGTTGATACAAAGCTGCTAAGTTAGCTAAATCAATGTTTAAGTTTTCTTCTTCTGCTTCTACAGTAGTACCGGCAGAAGCAGCAGCAATGTTATTGATGTAAGGGTTAAAGTCTGGTGTTGCGCCTGTTCCTACTCCTGTAGGCTGTAAACCACCAGCTATCCCAGCAGTACTAATAGCAGTTAACAAAGGGTTTGAACCAGCAGTCCAGTTAACAAGATTACCCGTAAGGCTATTTAAGGTAGCAGGATTAGTGTTAGAAGAGGTTACTTTTATTCCAAACGAACTATCAGTAGATCCTCCTCCCCCAGTAAAGGGTATAGGAATGTCTCCAATAGGTATACCGGCTAGTAACATTGCTTGTAATGGATCACCACCCGTAGCCATAGCTGTAGCACCAGCGGTTGCTAAGTTAGCAGCAACAGTTGATCCTTTGAAGATAGACCCTGCTATTGGGCCTAGAACAGCAGCTACTAAAGCTGTTTTTGCTAAGTTTACAGCAATGTCAGAAAAGCTAGGATCTTTAACTTCTGAGGTTCTTATCTCACTAAAACTAAATGGATCATAAAGATAAGTAGAACCATCTTTAGTTTGTCTGTAAGGTTTAACATCATATTTAGCATACAATGCTTGTACCATAGGGTCACGGTTATAAGCTACAGACAAAGCGTCTTGATAGCTCAAACCTTCCGTAGCTTGTAGGTAAGATACTTGCTCTTTAAGTATAGGTTCTACAAGAGAATGAAACTGCTGTAACTCAGAGTCTGAAGAATTAGTATGTGTACCTAAGTTACCACCAAAATCAGCTTTACTAAAAGACTGTTTACTAGGTGTAACATCGTAACCGTAGTAAGAACTTAAAGCAGCTTGTATGTCTTCAGTAGAAGTTAAATCTTTAATACTCCCAACAGCAGTTAATGCTTGTTTAAGAGTAGCGTCTTTTTTAAAGTCACTCAAATAAGCAGGAGCATCTCCAACAAAGCCACGGTACTCCTGATCACTAAGTATACGGGTAGGACTATAGTCTACTTGACCACCACCTACACCTCCTTCGCCACCAATAATATCTATATCAGTCAAGTACCCTGTATCAGAAAATGCTTTTTGAAATGCAGTATCATAGTAATCATCTACACTGTCTACATCGTTAATATCAGCATAGTTAGCGCCACCGGACAAAGTATCACGGTAGTCAAGAAAAGGATTGTTTAGAGAAGTATACTCTACAGGTGCTGGAGTAACCACAGGAGGTGCTACAGGTGCTGGAGTAACTACAGGTGCTGGAGCAACTATAGGACGTGATGGAGGTACATAGCCAGAGCTAGCTGCTGCTTCAGGGTTTTGTCTATAGTAATTATCTACTAAGCTGCTTAGGTTGCTTAAATCTATACGCATTACTTACCCCAAGTAGACAAGGTTTTAATACCAAAACTTGCAGCTATAGCACCACCTAAAAAGGCTTTGTAGTAATCAGGCATAGTAGACAATACAGTAAATCCTTGTTCAACGTAGGGAACCATAGAAGGTATAAAAGCACCTATCAATGGCAGACTTAAAACTACAGCAAACCACTCATCTTTCCATGAGGTTTGTGAGGCAGCAGCTTGTTGAGTTTCCCAATCACCGTCATTTGTAATACGGCGTAACTTGGATTCATGTACAGCTTGCTTTTCAGCAGCTTTATTTTTAAGGAAAGTACCAGCTAAGTTAGCTATAGGTCCAATCAAAGATTGCAACATAATACACTCCTTAAAGATAAAGCTAAGGGGCTACCTAAGCAGCCCCCAGCTAGACGGTTGTTACTTAGGAACAACCAAGGTAAGACCTGCTTCAGGACGAAGTACAGCAGTGCCGTACAAGGTATCTGAAGTAAACAAGTTAGCAAGGAATTCTTGCTTGTACTGGGTCTGTGAACGTACACCTACCTGCTCTGCAAGAGTCAAGGCATCACGGTGACATAGTAGAGCACCTAGCATGTCTACGGAAGCAGCAGTGTTATCACCAGCGGCTTCAACAACAGGGCAGTTAGTGCTGACATAGATGTCAATACCATATAGCTCACCGATCTGTCCGCCACCTACTTTGCCATTGTTAACAAAGTCAGAGCTTACATAACGGTCAATACCCATGATGGTGTTACGCACTGAAGGAGGAACTACAAAGCTACGTCCGTCCATAGGAACGTCTTCGTCATCTAACTTCTGAATGATAGCTCTAAAGCCAGCATCAGTAAAGATGTCAGAAGCAGTTACAGTGTCAGCAGCATAGGTAGTTAAACCATTAGTTGCATCTACAAAGAACGTACCACCGTTGTTCAAGTAAGTACTAGAAGAAGTACCAGCAGAACCAAGACCAGTAGCCAAGCTGTGTAGGTCTGTGTCTACCTGAGTAGCTAGAGCATAACCAGCGTCCTCTGTGTAGAACTGACGTAGTGAGCTAAGAGCCTGTACATCTGTGATGTCTTCAATCAAACGTGAGTATTCAAAGTGCTTATCAATAGCAATCTGTACTTCACCTTCAGTATCTGCCTGCACTGTTACAGCAGTCTTAGTTACTTTAGCGTGTGCTGCGCCACGAACAGGCTTAGGCACATGGATTGTGTCGCCTTTCTTGCCTGACATAGACATCTTTTTAACTAGGTTAGCTAGTACAAGGTTCTTCTTGTATGCAGCAATGATCTCATCACTCCAGATCTCTGGAATAAAAGTAGCTGCGCTTGTGTTGTTTACGAATCCGCCAGTTGCGGGATATGTGGAATCAGTCATAATAAATATCTCCTAAGATATATAATTAGCGTACCCTTTTCTCTGCGTAGGCTTGCAGTATTTCTGGTGCAAGCTGTGCATACCGATCAGGGTCTTTTTGCATAAGGTTAATAATGTCTGCGCGTCTATAGATCTTTTTTGGAGCTGATTCACTACTACCACGGGGGTTACCTGTACTAGCAGCTTTTGCAGTTTGTTTACGAGCTTGTTGCTCTACTTGGGCAGTCTGTTGTACTATGTTCTGTCGCTCTTTCCAATTACTGAAAAGTTCGTCTGCGGCATCGGTGTTGTACTGTTGATCTGCTTCAACAAACAATCTGGTCCTAGTTGGGGATGCTTGAATCCATTCAGCAAACTTTGTATCCTGTAAGATAGCTTCCATTTCTGGATGCTTACTCTTTAGCTGTGCCATTGCAGTGCTCTGGCGATACTGGCTTGTGACTGCTTCAGCCTCCTTTATCTTAGGATGGTTCTGAATCATTCTATTTACAGCCTCATTAGGGTCTGTAAAAAAATCTATTTCTTCGTCTTCTTGTTTTGGTGCTTGCTCTGGTGTGAGTTGTGTCTGTATGTAAGAATCTACAACCTTTCTTAATTCACCTACTTCAGAACTTTGCCGACCTAGTAGCTTCTCAGCCTCTTGGTGCATCTGTGCTAGTTCTGATACAGATTTATTTTGATACTTCTCTGCAAGTTCAGGTTCCTGTTGTTCAGGAGTTACCTGTCCTTCTTCTTCTTCTGTGGCTTCAAACTGACTTAACTGTTCTTCAACCTGTTGTTGTTCTTCTTCTGTTTGACGCTCAACGTCTATAATCTTAGCCATTATTAACTCCGTACCTTAGTATTATGGAGAACTTTATTATAACGAAAGTACTTCATGAGTATTGTTTTCGTTCGTGTGCGATTTGTTGTTTCCTACGTTTAGCCCACTTGTCATGTGCATCAGGAAAATCTCCACTGATACCTTCTAACCTGGACCTCACAGGAGATACAATACGCTTTGCATCCAAGCCACAGTTGCACCTACTAACTGTGACATCGGACTTTACTAAATCTTCAAACTTATGCCCATCAGGACATCTAAAATCAAATAACCTCATCTAAGTCTACATTATCATCATTAGACTCTAATGCTTCTTGATGAGAACTTGAGATCTGAGTATCAAGATTAAAGAGTGTACCTAAGATAGCTAACTGACCTTTACGGAAGTACAGGTTATTAGCGTCTTCAGTAAGCTCTACTGAGTTGATGTTTTCAACATTACCTCTTAAATCTGAGATTAGTTGTTTCCAACCTTCTGATCTAAACATAGCGAAGTAATTATCAAAATATGTTTCTAACTCTTTATTCATTGTATTTTACCTTTAGTTAAAGAATACTGGATGTACTTAAAGTACCTATATATTATATCATACTTTTCAGTAAATGTCAAGAGTTATTTTAATTATTTTACAAGTGAATGTAGTAAAGCAAACAGTGCTGCCGGTACTACAAGCAAAGCAACTAATATGATTACAAGTGCCTCTTTAAGTTGCTTGTTCTTAGCTTTTTTCTCTGCTGTAAGCCTGTTTATCTCATTCTGTCTAGCTACTCTAGCGTCAGCCATAGCTTGCATAGCGTTAGCCCACAGATGCCCATTGCCTGAAATAGTAAATATATCTTTAACTTCAGTTAGGGTATCTGCGATTTGCTTTTGTGCAAGCTGGTGCTGTATAGCGTCAGCAGCAGACAGAGGTTGAGTATTCTTAATCTTTTGTAAGTCGTGCTGTGCTTCACCCAGAGTACCTAAGAA